CTAAACCTTTAGGTTTAGCGAGTTGTTACGGGGACGGGCGAGATTGGTGTTCCAATCTTTTCCGCTCGAATGAGTTCTATCGATTTTCGATGCGATACTCACTCCTGTGTGTCTTGTGCAGATGTTTGTCATGTGCAAGACCACTTTCGTCATCGGATCCCCCATGAGGACACCGCGACGAAGCATCACGAAATTTGAATCATCATCATATCGTGTGCCGATTTCTTTTAAGCAACCTGTTGCTTTGAAGATAATCTTTCGAGGTTTGTAGCAGACCGCGTTTACTACCCCTCGTAACACCTTCGGGATACCACATTTGCGCATCCAGTAGGTTGCCATTATACCTGCCACCTCGTGGTGGAGATAATCGGTTGCAGTTGAGTAATCCGTGCTGGAGACCCAAACTGTTTTGTAGGTATTTGTCCTGACGAAATTGTCGGGCGTACCTTCCGTGTCCACGGACTTCAAGTCGAAGTTCATGTCACGGTGACTAAAGAATTCTCGAAAGAAATTCCAACCATGGTTGTCTTTAGTCATTCCGGATTCGCTGCTCGGGATTTTCCCGAGCGGCCATGCCGTTATTCCGTGAACGACGTCTAAAACGACTTTCAAGGAAGCTGAGGTCTTGGTAATAACACGTGTTTTACCAGGCTCCTGTACGCCGATCGCAACTGCATCTCGCAGTTGGTCAAGCGGTGTTGCGAGTACCTCTTCTAGACATCTCCAGAAGATATAATCGCCTACGCTGCATTCACTGAGGAGTTTTTCCTCGGTGCGTGCGCCTGTCTCGAGGTCGATCAGATATACTGGTCGCCCGAAATTACCTTCGTAGACAAATTGGTTTATTGCCTGCGCGGTGCCACCGTTCTCGCGCGTCTTTTCAAGACATGCGTTGGTGCTTACTCTCACTCCTGCCTTTGTGGTCAGTCCAGTGAAAGCGGTATCGGGCAAATTACGGAGAGTTGTCTCCATAGCCCGACAAATCTCACCCTTCTGACCATCAGTCAAAGGTTGAGCTTCCGAAGACACAATTTTAAGAAACTTAATCTTGCTCTTCAATGCAGAAAGCGAAGGAGGGGTCCCCGAACCTCGTTTCTGCCCTAAGACCCCTGCAATAAGCAAGTTATAGTAAGAGTCCTTTTCCTCTAAGATGAATTTCCACTCATCTTCGAAGACACGATAAAGCAGCCTTTCAGTTTTGACTGACTCTATCAATTCGGGTAATGCCTTCATGTTGTAGGCATACTTGAATCGCTTCCGAATGTCTTGAATGACTTCGTAGGCGGTGGTCAGATCTAAAGCTTTTGCCTCGATCTCCCCACTTAGGAATTCATCCGGTAACATTTGCCAGATCATTCCTAATACGAAATTGTCGAACCTTCTCCAGGTCCACACTTCGTCCGGGAAGCTTACCCACTTTTGTAGGAAGACCCCATCGATCGTTTGAAGTACTTGCAGTAACCTCACCGACCTTAGGCGCGCTTTTGATTGCGTGCCTTTCATCTCCTTCATGGATTTGTTCCACAAAGGGTTTGAATCGCCTTGTAAAAATGATTTGATCATCTTCCAAAGTTTAGCATGCCACTGGTCTGACCAGTCGGGCTTGCCTTGCTTGATTTTCGAGAGTGCACTCTTGATCAAGTGTCCCCAGTGAGTGTGATTAAGTATCACTTTTCTTTTAACTCCTGGGTTGGAGAGGTCGACAAAAGCGCAGCTTCGTCTACCTCGTGACTCGTATCCGTATCTTGATAAGATACGGTACGGGATAGGGTCTGTAAGTCGGAGAATATCTCCTTCCCATACCAGCACTTTCGGGGGCGTATGTCCCATACGCGTCGAAAGTTCGATAGCTGCAACGGCTTCAAACGGGTCCGTGTAGCTGATACGGACGAGATATTCTTTGTTGAATGTCTCCTCCGATAAGGTGGTGTCAGTTTCGATACTGGCATCATCTCCTCCGTCATCTGAAGAACAGTCTTCTTCATTGACGTTAGCGACGAAATCGTTCTCTGATTCGCCGTAAAGCAAAGGGTCGTCGGTTACGACCTCCTCTGCTCGCTTCACCATTCCACTGAGGACCTCGTGGATTGATGATACGCCTGTAGCACTGCGAATCGCAGAGTCATAGACGTTCGACGGTGTGACTGATTCCCAGTCGCAACCGTTGTTTACTGAAACTTCTAAGGGGAACCCTGTAGCCAGTAATTCGTCGGCAACTTTCTTTGTAAGAAAATTTCCGGCGGCTCGGAGTAGCAAGCATGACGGCACTTGTTTCCCCGATAAGAAGATGTTCCTCCTCTTCATGAGATAGGACACTTCTTTGTTTGGAAGGATATGTCCCGTTGATGTCAACGAGTATACCTTCGTTGCTCCGACGATCGCATCTTTGATGTGGCCTGGGAGCTTTG